GAAAGGCTGACGGCACTGAACACACAGGCGGATATTTATATCATCAACCGGGAGAATGTACAGTGGCTGATTGAAAAAAGCGGTGTTCCATTTAATTTCGATATGGTGGTAATCGATGAGCTGTCCTCCTTCAAGAACCACCAGGCTAAACGGTTCAAGGCACTGATGAAGGCACGGCCGACTGTAAAAAGAGTGGTGGGTCTGACAGGCACTCCAAGCAGCAATGGTCTGATGGATTTATTTGCAGAATTTAAGCTGCTGGATATGGGTGCAAGACTTGGAAGATTTATTGGGCAGTACCGTGCGGCATATTTTCGACCGGACAAGATGAACGGTATGGTGGTGTATTCGTATAAGCCGCTGCCGGGTGCGGAGGAGCAGATATACGAAAAAATCTCCGACATCACCATTTCCATGAAAGCTACAGACCATCTGAAGATGCCGGAACTGATCAGCACCAACCACACGGTGTATCTGTCAGACAGTGAGCAGAAAAAATATGATGAGATGTGCCAGCAGCTTGTACTGCAGATGCCAGACGGAGAGATAACGGCAGCTAATGCGGCAGCCCTTTCCGGGAAGCTGACACAGCTTGCTAACGGTGCCATTTATACCGATGACCAGAAGGTAGTAAGGATTCATGACCGTAAGCTGGATGCCCTGGAGGATATTTTGGAGAGCATGAACGGCAGGCCACTTTTGGTGGCATATTGGTATCGCCATGATTATGAAAGAATCGCAGAACGGCTCACAAAGCTGAAGGTTTCCTTTGCCAAACTGGATACCGAGGACAGCATCCGCAAATGGAACAGCGGAGAACTCCCCGTGGCACTGATTCATCCGGCATCTGCAGGTCACGGCTTGAATCTGCAAAGCGGTGGTTCCACGATTGTGTGGTATGGTCTGACATGGTCCTTGGAGTTATACCAGCAGACAATAGCAAGACTCTGGAGGCAGGGACAAACGGCAGAAACCGTAATCGTGCAGCATATTGTGACGAATGGTACCATTGACGAGCGAATATTGAAGGCACTGCAGAAAAAAGACAGCACACAGTCGGCACTTATCGATGCGGTCAAGGCGAATCTGAAAAGATGATGTTTTGATTGTGAGGTATTGTTACAACAGCAGACTACGAAAATAAAATGAGGATGCCTTTGCATCTCCGAGTCAATCAGAGTAAATCCAAGCCAATCCGAGTGGAATAAAAATTTCGGAGGTAAGGATATGACAGGAAAAGAATACTTATTGCAGGCACGATATTTGGATGAACGTATTCATTCTAAAATACAGCAGATAGAGTCTTTAAATGACTTGGCCACCAGCTGTTCAGCAGTAATTAGTGATATGCCGAGAAACCCCAATCAGGGTGGTAGTAAAATGGCAGATGCCGTTATCAAGATTGTTACCTTGCAGGAAGAAATCAATCAGGACATCAATGCACTGGTTGACTTGAAGCATGAAATCATGGGTGTTATAAAAGCAGTTCCCAATGTGGAATATCAGACCCTGCTGGAGAAACGATATCTGTGCTTCATCACCTGGGAGCAGATTGCTGTTGATATGGGATACGAACTGCGTTATATTCATAAACTTCACGGGAAAGCACTGGAAGAAGTGCAAATCCCGGATTCCTGCAAATTGGACATAAAATGACATAGAAAGACACCATCATCTTCTGATATTATTATAATAGCGAAAAGCAAAAAAATATAAATGGGCATAACTGTATCAAGCCTTGTTGGTCACACCGACCTGCAAGGCTTTTCTTATGCCTAATTTTAAGGAGAAAGCAATGCCTAGAAAGCCTAAAAGACCATGTTCTTTTCCAGGATGTCCTAATTTGACTGATGGACGCTTTTGTGAAGAGCATGAAAAAAAAGAAAACAAACGCTACGAAAGGTACGATAGAAACCCGGCCACCAAACGCAGGTACGGCAGAGCGTGGAAACGTATCCGTGACAGCTATGCTGCCGAGCATCCCTTGTGCGAGCAGTGCATGGCTGTTGGAAGGTATGTGGCAACGGCAGAGATACATCACAAGCTGCCATTAGCTGAAGGTGGTACCCATGACAGAAGAAATCTTATTGCTTTATGTAAAGAGTGCCATGCAAGGATTCATGCGAAAAACGGCTCAAGATGGGCGAGTAAGCCTAAAGAGTTTTGAAAACCTAGTGTTTATAGGGCATAGGGGGAGGTTAAATCTCTAAACCCCCTAGAAACAGGCACGGGCGTGGGGTCTTACGCAAAAAAACGCGAAAGTTTAAGGGGGATTACCCCCGTGATTTAAGGAGGTAGTAGAAAATTGGGTAAAAGAGGACCTAGTCCGGGTACGGGAGGACGTCCCAGCAAGCCTTTGGCAGATAAGATTGCTGAAGGAAATCCGGGTAAACGACCTCTTAAGGTTATGGAGTTTAAAGATTTACCGGATATGCAGGGCGAGGAAATGCCTAAGCCTAGCGAGATGCTCTCAGCCACGCAAAAGGATGGACGAGTTTTGCAGGCAAAAGAAATATATGAGCAAACCTGGGATTGGCTTAATAAACGTGGCTGCGTTTCATACATATCTCCGCAAACGCTGGAGAGATATGCGATGGCTGCCGCAAGATGGAAACATTGCGAAGAAATAATAACGGCAACGGGTTATTTAGCAAAGCATCCAACTACGGGAGGGGCAATGACATCACCGTATGTCAGTATTGGACAGAATTATTTATCGCAGGCTAACAGGTTGTGGAATGAGATATTTGCCGTTATTCGCGAAAACACGGCAACAGAATATTCCGGGCCAACTAATCAGAATGATTTTATGGAGCAGCTTTTACGCTCGAGGGAGAAACGAAAATGACCAATGAAGAACAATTTCATCTTAGGCTGTTTAGAAATACTTTAAGAAACCATAAGGATAAACTTACTCGCCAACAGCTATGTACTTTGAAAGGGTTAGCTAAGGCAGGCAATCTGACGGGAGCGTATAAAGGTCTTAAAAAAATATTGGAAAGGAAGGCAAGCTAGTGGATAAGAAAACTACAGAAATGAAACTTGTGCCAATAGATAAATTGGTGCCTTATGTAAATAATGCAAGAACTCACTCCCAAGGACAGATAACTAAACTTCGCTCTAGCCTAAGGGAGTTCGGTTTTATTAACCCTGTAATCATTGACAGCAATTGCGGTATTATAGCCGGCCATGGGAGGGTGCTTGCTGCCAAAGAGGAAGGAATTACTGAAGTGCCTTGCGTTTTGGTTGATTACTTAACCGAGGCACAGAAGAAAGCCTACATCATAGCAGATAACCGTTTTGCTATGGACGCAGGCTGGGATGAAGAACTTTTGAAAATTGAAATCGAATCCTTGCAGGGTGCAGAGTTTGATGTTTCCCTAACCGGCTTTGAGCCTGCTGAACTAGATAAACTTTTTAATACCGGTGATGATGTTAAGGATGATGACTTTGATGTCGATGAAGAATTGAAAAAGCCGACTTTTTCTAAGCCTGGCGATATTTGGACATTAGGCAAGCACAAAGTTATCTGTGGTGATTCTACAGACCCGGCTACTTTTGAAAAACTGCTGGGAGAAACCAAGGTAAACCTTGTATGTACCGATGCCCCATATTTTGTAGAACTGAAAAATAAGTCAGGCACGATTGCAAATGACAATTTGAATGATAAGCAGGGATATGAATTCCTTTTGAAGGTATTTACAAACTTCAAAAATGCTATGGCACTGGATGCATCAATCTATGAATTCTATGCAACCATGAAAACCCGTGTGTTTTATGATGCGTTTGAAGATGCTGGATTTAAAGTCGGTGCAGGTCTGATTTGGAAAAAGCCAAGGGCACCATTTATGCGCACCGATTGGAAGTTTAATATGGAGCCAATTATATGGGGCTGGCGTAAAGACGGCAAACATATCTGGTATGGAGATCAGAAACAGACAGCCGTCTTTGAATTCGATGGAATAAAGGATTCTGAAAAAGATGGATGTGGGCATCCGTCAAGTAAGCCTGTTCCGATGATAGCGTATCTGATTAAACAATGTACACAGTCAAATGGCATTGTGCTGGATGGTTTTCTCGGCAGTGCATCTACCTTGATGGCTTGTGAACAGATGGATAGAACTTGTTATGGTGTAGAATTGGAACAAAAATTTGTAGATGTGGCTGTGAAAAGATATGCTCAATTCAGAAATGGACAGACAGAAGATATTTCCGTTCTTCGTGACGGCAAGACTATCCGATTTGATGATTTGGAGGTTGAACCAGAAACGGAGGCAAAAAATGAGTAATGTTGTTTACAGCTTTGATGGCAGCGTGGGGTATGGTAAATTGCCGAATGGAATAGTATTCCGATTCGACCGAGATGCCTTTCATAAAATCAGTAATGTAAAATGGTATGCAAGCTGTGAAAGTGGAAGATTCTATATTATAGATTGCCGTGGCAGAAAACTGCACAGTTATTTATTGAATTGCTTGAAAGGATATGAGGTTGACCATATTAGTCTTGATACTTTAGATAATTGTTCAAGTAATCTTCGCATATGCACACATCAGCAGAACCAGATGAATCAGCCGATTCAGAAAAATAATACTTCGGGAGTAAGTGGAGTAAGCTGGTATGCGCCAAGAAATAAATTCAGGGCAAGAATAAAAGTAAACCAGAAAGAAATCCATCTTGGTTATTTTGATACATTTGATGATGCTGTGAAAGCGAGAAATATTGGGATGCGATGTATGTTCGGTGCTTATGGCCGTTATGATAACGTGGGAAAAATACCGCTTTGGATAGAAAAGCTGGTAGCAGAAAAATGCATTCGTTTTGTGGAGTTGTCACAGAACAGTGCATTTTTTGATTTCTGGGCTTTGGAGGTGGCTGCCGATGCGTAAATTAACATTAGGCAGTCTTTTTGATGGCTCAGGAGGTTTTGCTTTAGGTGGTATATTGTCCGGCATCAATCCTATATGGGCATCAGAAATTGAGCCATTTCCTATTAGGGTAACTTCAAAACGGCTGCCAAGCGTACAGCATTTAGGAGATATTAATCAAATAGATGGGGCAAAAATTACACCCGTGGATATTATTACCTTCGGCTCCCCCTGTACCGATATGAGCCTTGCCGGAAGAAGGGCAGGACTGGTTGGCAGTCAGTCGGTACTGTTTTACCAAGCAATTAGAATTATTAAAGAAATGAGGAATGCAACAGATGGAAAATACCCAAGATACATTGTGTGGGAAAACGTCCCCGGAGCGTTCTCCTCAAATAAAGGGGAGGACTTCAAAGCAGTGCTTGAAGCCATTTGCAAAATCAAAACCGAAGATGCTGTTATTCCTGAACTTAAAGAAGGTAAATGGAGTAATGCAGGAAGAATCGTGGCAGAGGATTTCTCCCTTGCCTGGAGAGTTTTCGATGCCCAATATTGGGGAGTCCCCCAACGCAGAAAACGCATCTATCTTGTCGCAGATTTTGCAGGCAGGAGTGCAGGAGAAATATTATTTGAGTCAGAAGGCTTGTCTGGGTATTCTAAGAAGAGCCGCTGCCCGTGGCAAAAAACTGCCGGAGGTACTGAGGGTTGCATTGGAGAAACAGGCACAATCTGCTTAAACGATCAAGGCGGAGAGCGTATGGATGTAACAGAAGATAAAACCTCTACGCTTCGTGCTCAGTCAAATCATCCGCCTTTGGTGTTTGAAAATCACTCGCAGGATTCAAGGTTTGTAGGGCCGCTTGATAAAGCGCAGACTGTGCTTGCGACTTTTGGCACTGGTGGTAACAATCAGCCGTTTGTAATGGAAACACCTAAAACACTGAAAATCCGCAGTGGCTGTGAAGGCGGCGGTAAAGGTGCTTTGGTACAGGAAAATCTTTCAGCCACGCTAGAGTGCAATAATGACCAGACGGTATTTGTGCCAAAGGTCTATGGTATCTGCTCTAAGGACAGTAATTCTATGAAGTCGGATAATCCAAGTAGTGGATTTTATGAGGCAGATTCCTCAAGAACTCTTGACGGCAATGGTGGTAATCCTGCCTGCAATCAAGGTGGCATGGCTGTTGTGGAAAATGTAAAAGCCTTTCACGTAAATCAAAGAGATGAGGTAATAGACCTTAAAGAAAAATTCGGTGCGTTAATGGCACGGCAAAGCAATCAGATGCAGACTTTTGTTTTGCAAGGCTCTATGATTGGCAGGAAGGATGAAAACGGACCTCAAGGTGATGGAGTGAATGAAGATGTGAGTTTTACTTTAAACACAGTAGATAAACACGCAGTGGCATACGGCATTGACCGTGCAGCCTTCAATCAAGGCGAGAATGCCAAGTTTGGATTTACAGTGGAAAAAGAAATAGAACCTACTATTGTTGCTAAAGGACCTGGAGCAGTTGCTGCTCCAACCTATACAAGCAGTAAAGCCTCGTTCTTTACGTCTGCTGAAAAAGAGGTTGCAAATACCTTAGTTGCCACGGATTATAAAGACCCGCCTTTGATTAATGATGAAGAAGGCAATGCCTACATAGTAAGAAGATTAACACCTACAGAATGTGCAAGGCTGCAGGGATTTCCAGACTGGTGGTGCAGCGACCTTGGTAATAATGAACCAAGTGATGCTGATATTCTCTTTTGGACGGAGGTGTTTGAAACACACCGAAGAATAATAGGAACAGCTAAAAAGCCTAAGAGCAGGAATCAGATTATTAAATGGCTTAAAAATCCACATTCGGATTCAGCAGAATATAAGATGTGGGGTAATGGCGTGGCACTACCATGCGTATGTTTTGTTTTGGCTGGTATCGTTTGGGCGCAGCAAGACTAAAAGTATACTAGATACCAGGCTTAAATGACTTGATAATAAGTACATTTAGAGCGAATATGTACCTACCAAAACAAAAGGAGGCAATTAGCATGAATGTACATGTTGAAGTCGAAAACAGAAAAGAATTAGTAAAAGCCTTGGAGAAGCTTACCCTGGAGAAAGCAAAATACCTTGGTGTTCCAAGCTGTGCTTACCAAATTGGCAGCTTAACCTTAAGCAAGAACAGCAGCCTAAGCTGGGGAGAAGAAGTAAACGAAACAGCAATGGAAAGACTGCTTGCAGCCCTTGAAGAAAAAGGGTTTGTTACCAAAGAAGGAAATTTAGCAGAAAAGATGCTGAAGAATATGGCGGCTGCTGAACCTGCGAATGTAGAAACCGAGCCTGAAATGCTTGATGTAAACATTTCGCTGCCGAAAGATATTTTTACCCCCGAAACTTGGGAAAACCTCAATAACCTTTTAGCAGCCAAGGGAAGACTTATTCAAAAGGCATTAGGCCTTGAGGAATTGCCTGAGGTGATTGAGTATAGTGGCACGTTTGTCAAGACCAAAATCGATGAATTTCTAAATGTATCAGGCAGCAGACATTGCAGCATTGAGC